TCGTAGTCTCGAATAGCTTGCATCATAGCGACTTTGTTCTTCTTCGTTCCGTTGACGTTGTACCGATGATAGTTGGCCGCGATGGAGCCCGGAAAGTGAGTGCGATGATAGTACAAATCTATCGGAAAACATCGTCCGCTTCTACAATTACGCATATTCGTTATGTCGCGCGATAACGCCATCTCTTTGTGCCACAAATGATACAAATCACCGATTCGATACTCGTCCCAATAGTCCCCCGTGTAGAGTATGCGTTGCGCATCGAAATGTTCGAGGGTCTTAAGCCCACACTCGCGAATGATCCATCCTAAACACGCGATAACGAGGAAAAGTATCACGGTGCCGTACATTCTACGTTTGTTTATTCTTTATTGAGCTTTCTTTTGAATCGCAAAAAAAATTGCCGAATGACAGATTTCGACGTGATCGCGAAGGCGAAGGCCTCACGCTTTCTTGAGCAAATCCAACGCGGCGCTGATCAACACATCCTTGTAGTGACCGATCATCGTTTCGTTGGATTTGGTGTCCAAGACGAGCTTCAGTAGATGCTTCGCAACACAAATCGCCCCGTCTTTGGGGATCGAGTCGGGGACGACGAGCTTCGGAATCTTCTTCCGTCTGAAGTCGTTGGTATCCACCGGATCCGCGTCCGATTTGATCGGGAAACATTCGTCCTTGACAACTGCAGGGTCCTCTTCGGTCTTGATAGGTGCCGTCGGTGATTGAAAAACGTACTGATAAGGATTCACTTTGATCTTTCCGTCGCGCATGTGCTTGATTCTGTGCGGACCGCCGATCTGAAGCATATCTTTATCTTTCAGCTTCGTCCAACCACTCGGGCTGAGTTTGATGTTGTTCAAGTACGTTCCGTTGGCGCTTCCGCCGTCTTTGACATACCAGCAGCACTCGTTCATACACTTGGTGAAATAGAGGTGGTTCCTCCTTGTAGCCACTAGAGTCTCGGCGGTGCCGGTGTTCGGAAGGATCAGATTGTTCGTCTCGGTGTCGCGTCCCATATTCAGAGTGGGGTGCCTCACCAACGGATGAAGCCGTACCCTCTTCCTGTTTCGCGTGTCGTCGAGGTCGAACGATCGAGCCTCCATTTCATTGTAGACCGAAGTCTCGGGAATGGGCATCAATTTCGCCATTGTGGTCGAGTAAGGAGTGTGTGATTTAGGGTGGTACGAATCCAGTTAAACCCTAGATTCCATGCGTTTTTTTGTTCAAATTTTTTCGCAAGGTCGATCTAATGTCGACAGAATGCGAATACAAAAAATGGAAATTACAGTGAAGTAAGTGTGATGAATAATTTAGTTGCTGTATGCAAGGCCGCCCATGCCGCTCATGATGCGCAGCACGTTGTAGTTCACGGCGAACACCTTCACCATGTTCTCGGTGGTGTCCACGCCGGACAGGTTGAGAGTGGCGTTGTCGATGCGAGACATGTTGCAGGTACCGGAAGGCTGATGCTCCTCGGGCTTGAGCGCGAAGGAGTACACGTTGATACCGGCGGTACTGGGCACGCGCTCGTGGTGCTGGTAGGGCTGCACCAGCTGGAAGTAGTTCGCCTTGCGAGCGGAGAAACGCTCGTGACCGTTGAGCTGCAGCTTGGCGGTCTCGTAGGTGGAGATGTAGGTGCCCACCTCGGTCTCGTCGCCCTTCTCGACCCAGATAAGCTCCTTCACGGGGTGGTTGAAGTTGAGCTTGATCTTGGTGCTTGCGGACTCGTCGCCGGTGAACTGCAGCTGCTCGATCAGGTACTCGTGAGACACCTGCGCGAAACGGCGGCGCTCGTCGGTGTCGAGGTAGATGTAGTCCACGTACAGAGAGGCGGAATTCATTTCGGAACCACCGACGGAAGCAAGGGAGCCGAACTCGATGTTGATCTTCACCTCGTGGTACTGCAGAGCGATCAGAGGCAGCGCAAGACCGGGGTTGCGGCAGAACCAGAACTGCAGGGGCACGTACACCACGTTGGTATCGCCGACGAAGGTCTTAGAGGGATCGGTGGAGTTGAAACCGGAGCCCTCCACCATGGACTTGTAGCCCTCCCAGTGGCTTGCGGTTTGAGTAAGCTCGTTCCAAATGTGGAGCCACTCACCGTAGTGCTTGTCGATGCGCTGACCACCGATCTCGATCTCGACGGACTTCACAAGCTTGTGCCCGGCCCAGGTGTTCGGCTTATCCTTGAACTCGGCCTGAAGGTAAATGCGGTGGATCAGGTCACCGTTACGGGAGATGGTGCAGGTCACCTTACGGCCGAAATCGGCGGTACCGTTGAAAGTCTGCTCGATGGACTCCATAGAGAAGTTAGTGTGACGACGGTACACCACCTTGAAAAAGGTAATCTGAGGGTTGCCGGTCAGATAGATGTCTTGCGCGCCGTAGGCCACCAGTTGCATAAGTCCTCCACCCATGGTAGAATTATATTTTAATATAACGCAACATTTTTTTTATAGCCATTTAAGATTTAACACAACGATCCCTTGTATCATAAATTGCCTCGAATGAAACAGAGCTCTGCCTTAAAACGATCGTGCAACTACAAAAAAACCACCAAAACACTAGACTCCTGCCATAAACACAATCTAGAAACCTTTGAGAAGAACAGCGGAAAGATCGACGAATTAGTGGAAGAATTGAAGGTCGTTTCCGATGAAATCGATCGTATCGAAGCGAAACCGAATCGGGAAAAAACTGATGACGAGTTTCGTAATATTGTCCACTTGCGTGAAACGAAGGCGCAGCTTACTACTCAGATAGAGCAGATGCGTTCGCGTGCGTCTGAAATTAGCTACTTCGCGAACACGAGCGACATCCTTTACAACTACTACAATCTTGTGGAAAATAACACCGACGAACGTATGCAGTCCGTCTTCTCCTCCAAAAACACGAACACCGGCTCCGGTGGGAAATCGATCATCGATTATTTCAAAACGCCTTCGAAAACGCCGAACGTCTCCCCTTCCGTTACTCCGGCCACCGTTCCGAAAACAGAAATGAATCGCGCGGCGCTACTCGACGAGTATCTGTCATACACCGACAATGATTACATCAACGATAGCATTGACAATAATCAGGCGATATGTTGCAGCCACTGCGGTTCTTTGGAAAAGACGGTACTGTACCACGATAGCTTGTCGTATTGCAACAAGTGCTACGCGATAGACAATCTTCTCACGGACAACGAGAAACCATCATACAAAGATCCACCTAAAGAAATAAGTTATTTTTCATACAAACGGATCAATCATTACCAGGAGTGGTTGAATCAAATACAAGGCAAAGAGACGACGGATATTCCGGAGGAGGTGTTCGACAAGATCTTATTGGAACTCAAGAAACAACGTATCGTGAACGTGCAGGATTTGAATCGACGAAAAATAAAAGAAATCTTGAAAAAACTGAAGATCAACAAATACTACGAGCATATCCCTTATATTTTGAATCGTATCACGGGTATTCCGAATCCTAATTTGACTCAGGAATTAGAAGAAAAGCTTCGTAATATGTTCAAGGAGATCCAAGTACCTTTTCTGAAGCATTCGCCGTTGAATCGGAAGAATTTCCTCTCCTACTCCTACGTCATTCATAAGTTCATACAGTTACTCGAGAAGGACGAGTATCTCAAGTATTTTCCGTTGCTGAAAAGCCGTGACAAGCTGCATCAGCAAGAGCAAATATGGCGTAACATTTGTCAAGATTTGGGGTGGAAGTTCATACGAAGCATTTAAGGTCCGGTCATGGTCTTGCTCACGTCGGGCACGGTACGCATCGACGGGAAACCGACGAGGTTCGCTCCGATGCCCATGCCGGCGCCGGAGCGAGCGCTCACGCCTAGACTCGGGCTGTACAGATCCAGCAGGCTGAAGGTCGCGGCGGCCACGAAGCCGATCAGAATGACGTCCTCGACCGGCATCTTTTTGTTGGGAAACATGAATGCGGCGGTGGACACCACCAAGCCCTCCATCAAGTACTTCAGGATGCGCACGAAGATCTCCACCATATCGAAGGAACCGCTCATACTCAAGGTTTTACTTTATATGAACAGAAATTTTTTTCCAGTTTTTAGAAGATATCAGGCGCGATCATTTTTATTTAAAACTAGAAGACGCTCGTTAGGTATCAAAGATCTAGGATGATTCCTGTGTCGGAGAAGGATTTCCTCACTCAAGACCCTCCGTTGAGAGGTCAAAACTATGCATGCGTGTCGTTCATCCACCCGGATCAAATCTTGAAGGATAAACACGTGTTTTTCTTCGAAAAGTATGTCAAGAATTTCTCGAACGATTTGAAGATCCTGTTGTCTTCGATCGAAGAGCACTATCCGGACAAATCGGACCAGATTCGCTCTCTGCGCGACGCCCATCCGGGGATCCTGTGCGACGACATCCAAGGCGACTTCGAATTCTTCAAACACACTCACGAAATGGAGCTGCAACGCGAATTCGACGAAGCGCACGAATTCCGCACTTCCGTGCAGGCGCTTAAGATCCGAGGGGTCTACGACTCTTTGGACGAAGCTCAAAATCGGTGTAAGACGCTACGAATCGCGGACGACAACAAGTTCAATATTTACATCGCCGAGGTGGGATGTTGGTGTCCGTGGAATCCGGATCCGAACCAGTTGGATAAGCAGGAGTTCGCGGAAACCGAGCTCAACACGTTGATGAGCAACTACTACAAAAACATCGATAGCGCCTCCGAGCACTACAACGAGCGCAAAAAGGATCTACACGTTCGCTTGGAGAACGAGGAGACGCTCAAGAAAGATAATGTCCCGAGCACGTCCTCCTCGTCCGGGAAAAATGAGGCGGTGACGATCATCGAGGAGGACGTGTCGCTCGACGCCGATCCGTGGATGAAAGAGAAAGGAAAACAGAAGGCGCTTGTGGACGATCAATAAAAAACCGAACTAAAATAAATGTCAAGCATTTTGCTGCTTCTGTTGTTCTTGGGTATTATCCTTGTGGTTGACGGCTTTTACAGAGATCAAATCGAATACTTGCGCAATCACCAAGTGGTAAAGTACAAGTTCATCCCTCGTAACCAATACGAAGACGCGTTGGGCTACCTCAAATACGACATGTTCGAGAACGAACACGACGCGCGAAGCGCGGGTCGTCCGGACGATTCGAAAAAGAACAAAAAGAAGCCGACCAAGAAACAACCCATTCAGATAGGAAACTCCTAACGCGCGTTCATCTTTTTCACGTTGATCACGTGTTTACGCTTCGAAGCGAACGACTTGGAGTCGAACGTCTCCTCGTTGCGCTCGTCGTCGTTCATGTTGTTCGCCATGTCCCAAAAGGTTTGATTGCAGATTTTGAAGGGAGGATGCGTGCTTGCCTTGTACCAAAACACGTTGTCCTCCAATTTGTTACTTTTGGTCGTGTTGTTAATCACGAGACACTCGAAGTTTTCGGTGCACTGATCCATCACCTGACAAAACACTTCGAATGTTGGAAACATACCCGCGTAGTTGTCGTATATCCGTTTGCGGTTGGCGACGATGTTTTCGCGCAGGATGAACACGTAATCGATGTTTGTGCGCAGATTGGGAGTGATACCCAACGGATACTGCATGGAAATGATAAAAAACATCTTGAGATGCCGCCCGTTCATGAACAGCGCTCGTATGTTCACGTTCTTCGTCCAACTCGAGTCGTACAAACAGTCGTCCAAGATGAGGAACGACTTCGGATCGATACTGCTTTGACCATAGGTTCGTTCCTCCTCGTCCTTCTTCTTGAGGACGTGCTTCTGACGTTTGACCACGTTCTCGACGACCCGATCGGTAAACTCGTCGTGGATGAACATTTTGGGAACCATCGCTCCGTAAAAATGATTCGCGGACTCGGTGCCCGAGATGACGGTACCGAGTTGAAAATGATTGTTGTAGTACAACAAATCCTTGATCAGGAAAGACTTTCCGGTGTTTCGCTTGCCAATCATTACAACAACTTTGTCGTCATCAATTGAGGTAATGTCAAACTTTTTCAACTCCAGCCTCATTGTACACTTCGTTATATTACATGACAAAATATTCGATCCCTTCAAAACGGAGGTTCACCACCCTTCATGTTGTCGAACATCTGATTGTTCTCATTCGTGTCCGTGCACAACACGTACAACATGTACGTGATGATCAAGACAGTACAAAACACGATCGCGTATTGGCGTTTTGATTTTTGCGCATCCTTCCGATCCGAATAGAGGGTGTACAAAGTCACGAGTGTGGCCACCAAAGTCGAAATCCCTACAGCATACACGTCCATATTTGTATTATCCAAACACACGATTTTTTCAACCATCGAACCGAGACGTCGCGGTACCGTACATTCCGCTTTGACGAAGCAGATTGCGTTTCATTTTTTTACGAATAGCTTCGTTTTTGAAACTGTCCGATGCGATGTTCACTCCGAGTAGCTGACGAATCTTGGAGGAGTGGGCTTTCTTACCTTTTATCACGATGCTTCGTGTCGCGGTAGCAGCCGATTGGGGAGGGTCTGGTTCGATATCGATATCGATATCCAACTCGATGTCTGAGTCCTCGAATCCAATGGTCTCGTTGTGGTTATCCGATACCACGGTGGTTTCTTTTTCGCCGTGATTGACGATTTGCGACTCCTCTTTGTTCGGTGTGACCAGGGTCTCCTCGTCGTGGTGGGTGTGGCTTGGCTCGTCGGTCGGAGGGGAAGCTTCAGCCTCCGGCTCCTCCTCCTCGTCGTGGTGGGCGTGGCTTGGTTCGTCGGTCGGAGGGGAAGCTTCAGCCTCCGGCTCCTCCTCCTCGTCGTGGTGGGTGTGGCTTGGCTCGTCGGTCGGAGGGGCTTCCACCTTCTCGTTGGAAGCGTTCGAGGTCACTTCGTGGCTATCCTCGTGATTCGCGGAGACATGTTCCGTCGCATCTTGATCGATCGTGTCCATGTGAAGCTGTCGTTTGAGCGTGCTCGCCAGTCGCTCGATATTCTCCGTAGAGTGCGGTTTGGCCACGTATTTCCCACGTTCGAGGATTTCGCACGCGATGTCTTTGTACGGTATGTGCTCGCGAATCGTAGCCATAATGGAACGCTTCATCACATCTCGCGCTTCTTGCATGTAACGATGGCGTTCCTTCCCGCGATGACCCGCATAGAACATCATTGGTTTTCGCCAAAACTCACGAGCCGCGTGAACGTAGCATTTGTGCACGAAACTGTGGCCCTTAGGGAGTAACTCCGAACGTATGGCGCCTTGAGACAGTTTGGCGGCGGTGGTCACAATCGCCGTGTGGATGAGCTTTTCCAACCAATCACAATCGCTAACACGCTCGAAACGTTTGAACTCGTTCTCCAAAATCATGTCGTTCCATTGTGGAATGTTCTCCAACGCGGTCTGAAAATCGCGAAGCAGCATCTTCTTGTTCTTGCAGGTACGGTACACCTCGTCGTATATCGAGACAAACCCCTGCATAAACAAAGGCACGCACCGGCAGCAGAGCTCGTCCGCGTATTCGTTCCCGCTCATGGTTTATATGTTCGAACAAGAATCTACTAAGCTAATTTACGCAACGGACGAAAGCGAGTGCGTGTAGGGATTGTCTCGAAAGGGGGTCAGCAAGGATGGATCCAGGCGTTGATCGCGGGCGTTGGAGATCGGCTCTCGTGTAGAACAAGCGTCTAAGGTGGTCGCGGACGATTGATAGATGCGGTCCACTCGGGCCCCGTCCGTTTGTACGGAAGGACCGCGTTCCGACGTAAGATGCACGGATTCGGAACCTTGTGTCACTTTGGTTCCGCTAGCGGTCGGAACGGATCGGACCAACGTGCCCTCGCGATCGGCGTTGATGATGGCGTTATAGATCGCCTCGTATGACGTGGCCGCTTCCACCTCTCCGTGTCCGGCCATTCCGAAGTGTTCGTTGTCGGAGGTGATTTGCTTGGAAGTAATCGGGGCTTGAGGGTTGGTAGTGCGGTAGCCGTCGGCGTTCTCTCGTTCGGGTTGTCCGGCGTAGAAGTTGTCCGAGGTGATTTGTTTGTTCGTCGGATTGGCGTACATGTTGGTGGTGCGGTATCCGTCCCCGTCTTGGGCGGCGCCCACCGCCCCCAACGGAACCTCGCCGGTAGTGGTTTCGCGCACGGTGGTTTTGGCGATATCGCTGGGATCGTACACGGTGGACTTGAAGGCGCCTCCGCGCATGTTCATGGAGCGATCAGGTTCGTCTCCGGTTTCGCGTACGGTCACCCGCGCCTCGTCCTCCGCGGTAGCGTATCCTCCGGGGAGAGGACGCACAGGACCGGTCCTCGTGTCGTGTATGTTGGTCTCTTTGATCGTCGTCCTCGCGACGTCGTTCGGATCGTACACCGTGGTCTTCTCGTAGCTGCGCATGTTCCCCGTTCGGGCGTCGTGAATAGTGGTTTCTTTCACGGTGGTGCGCGCCACGTCGTTCGGATTGTGCACGGTGGGTTTGTGAGCGACGATCGCCTGAACCGGACCGTATTCGCGTGCGTTCTGCACGAGGTACTCGCGCGTAGTGGGACGGATCGCGTCCATAATCGGCGCCGCCATCGCCTTGACTATCGTGGACAGCATGCTCGACACTCCGGTGTGCGTTTCGTTGTTGCGTTGTGTGTCGTACACCATCATCCCCGCGCGACCGTAGTCTCCGTGGGTTTTACGATTCGCTCCTCTTTGGGAGCGAACGTCGAACCCTCCGTGTTGTGTACGTGCGCTTGCGCGCACGTCGGGGCGTTTGGCTCCCTCGGCGACGTACAGATGCGCGGGCCCGGTGTGCGATCGCACGAACCGTCGGTTGGTGGGGCGTACGGTCGGACAGGATCGCGCGGTGTTTTGGCTGACGCCGCTCGTGGGGATCATGTCGGACTCGCTCATCTCCACGAACGTGTCGGGCCGATTCTTTGCAACCGACGCAGCCGCACCTCTGCGAGCGGGCCCCTTTCCGGAGAGCACGCGACCTTGGTAGGTGTTTTTGGGGCGTGTCTTCGCGCGCAACTCGTTTACGGACGGATACATTTTCAAATCGCGAAAGTTGTCCTGATGAAATCCCCCGGCTCCCGCCACAGGATTCGTGTCGCGCGTGCCGGGACCCACTCGAAGCTGCTCTTGAGGCAACTCGTTCGTGCGCAGACGCGAGTTCTCCATACGATCCAAAGAGCGCGTGTAGAAATGCTGCTGAGAAACACCGATGTGGGGGCTCATGTCTCCAAAGTTTCCCGTCTCGATCTTATCGGGTTGGTCGCGAGTCACACCGGTGTGGTTGCGTAGCACCACATCGTTTCCCCGGTCCAAATCGACGTTTTGTGACAATTTTGCACCAAAAAAAGGCACCATGTTGTTGTGTGTAAACTCTTCCATCGGAGCGTCCGCGAGACGACTGTACGCCGCCATCCCGAAGCCTATATTATTTTAGCAGCATATTTTATCTTCCGGAAGATAACGCCGTCAAAATGTGCGCGGCGTCCTCCATTCGTTGCGTGGATATCGACAACGTTTCGTCGTCATCGATGTAGTATCGATACAAACATTTGTTCGTGTCGTTGTCCATGTATCGTTTGATCATGTGATCTTTCACGGCAAGCTGACACAACGCGGACTCCACCGAAGCGTGTTTGGTCTTACCCGGATACTGTCGCAGCTCGTTACGATACTCTCTTTGGAAAATGGTCCAAACTTCCTTGGAGGTGAGAGGGATGCGTGTTTGCAGGAGAATCTGAAACACGCCGCCTTTGTAAAATCCAGTCATGTTGACACTCGAATCGATTAGAGGAAGTGGTCTCTACGCCTAATGACCCCTCGCTAATATTTTTCGTCGTTTTTTTTTCATCTGATAGACTGTCCACATGTTTAAATCAATTACGCATCAAGAGCGTTCGAACATGTCCTCCAAGTACCCGAAGCCGTTCGTGGTGTGATCGTTCGGGTCGCGCACGTCGTTGCCCGTCAACACTACCCCTTGCAGCGACAGCACGCCGTTGTGCGAATCGTACGTATGATCCTGCACGATCAACAACTTCATCCCGGAAAAAAGCAGCGTGCGTACGATATATTGCGACGACGCGTTGTCTTCCAGATCCAAGACGCTCATGTGAATCTTGTCGAAGTTGATATCATCCGATGGTATGGGCGCCGTCCTCAGGTCGAACGTGTGTCGAACGTCGGTGTGCTTGATGTGATCGCACACGTGATTGAATCGTACCCCGCGGTTTTTTCGAACCGTTGTCATTAACTGCATGATGTTTCGCATGCGCGTCGTGTCGACGGTAGCAACCATATGGTGCGGTTGGGTTCCGGGCTGAACGGAAAAATAACGGCCTTTGTCGTCGACAATAAAGGTTAACGACAAAGGCAACGAAGACATGGTTGAAAGGTGAGCTCGTTTCGCTTTATATTGGATTATAATTTAATCGCGATCTACAACTGTTTGATCTCGCAACACGGACGCCAATGCAACATCGGCGGAGTGTCCTTGTCGTCGATCGGCTTCCACGCGCGCTCGATGTCGGTGTAGCAAGTGGGGTCCGCTCCGTTCGGGACGACGTTGTGCTGATCTTCCGGCGTGGAGACGCACGGGCGATGGTTGTCGCGCACGATCAGCTTGTTTTGGACGTTCGTTTCGAAAGGCATCAAGGCCCGTTTTTGCGGATCGGTGCACAACCACTCCCAACGATTCCAACCGGTGCCTCGAAGGGTGCACGGGGGATTGCTAAGCAGCGTGTCCTCCGCGGACAGAAGGTCGATCTCGGCCTCGGAGGGTAGGGTATCCACTTGACAGTAGTCCTGCGAGAATTGGGCGTCGGGGCACTTGCTCGCGGCTCGATTCAGACCCATCAACTCGGAGTCGACGTCGACCAACGGACGCGTCTTGCATCGTGCCACCCCGGTGCTTTGCGCTCGAACGTGCGGAGAGCTCACGAACGTGTCGGACGGACGCAGCGTGGTGTCCAGCATGTATTTTCCCACCGCGAGCGACTCTTGCAACGATTTGTCGTACGCGCAAGGATCGTAAGAAAGAGCGGAGAAACTCATACGTGATTACTTTAATATCAACATAATTTTTATTTTTTGCCGCTGCACTGCGACAGATGGCGCATGCGAGTGTCCAGCACGGGGTGCTCCACCGGTTTGATGTACTCCTTCCCGGCTTGAGCGCCGCCGTGTTTGAACTGCGAGCAATGCGTCACGGGGACCGTCTGCCCGCGGAGGCTGTTCTCCAGGTCCACGAGGTTTCCGTTGATGTGAGACACGTGCGTACCCCCCACAATGTTGATGTCCGGGCGACATTTGCCGGTGTGTTCGTACTTCAACGGATCCAGCGTGTAGTTGATGGGCGCGATGCTTTGCGCGAGGGCTTGACGATAGGAGCACTCGTCGTATACCAAGCGGTTCATTTTAAGTGGTTATTTGCTTAATCGATAGATAAAAAATAGAAAAAATACGTCTTATTTAGTGCATCGGCACACCGCATTGACGTTTGGACCACACTCCTTGGTCGAAGGCGTAACCGTTCTTCTCCATGAACTCCTTCTGTTTCAGTGTGTCGCGCGTGCTCTCCCCACCGCGCGTCCACGAAGGGATGATGTGGCGCGGATCTTGCACGGTGTTTCGCAAGCAGGGGATCATCGGGAGAAACTGGCTTTGGACGTGATTTCGCTCGCACTCGTTGGACTGGTAGGTGTTCTCGCCCTGCTGAAGAGTGCTCTCCGTCTCCGGGCGAGCCTCTCCGTGAGAGAGGTCCGGCACGGCCTGGAAGGTGCGCTGAATCAGTTGGTGGCGACCGCGATCGTGCGTCATCGGGATGTTGCGCATGCGGCTGTCCTCGTCGATGACGCACGCGGACGCCACCCCGTATCCGTTACGAATCCGCATGAAATTGTCGGTGTAGAACTCCTCCAGCTCGCCGGCCGCCTTCTCGCAGGCTTTCGGCTCCGCGAGATTGGTGCGGTAGCTGTTGAACAGGTGATACGAAAACACGTCGAAATTCTCACGCTGACGCGCGTCTTGCGCGCACGGATCCGCCTCTATACGATCGGTGTGATCGAATTGACGCGTCATGGAGGTGGTTGGTATTTATCTTACGTGCTGTTTTTTTTTAAGAATTCCTAGGTGTGAAGGGGCAACGAATCCCCTCGCCCTCTTTGCAGGTCTTCCCTTCGATCCCGTACAACCAATTCGCGAACTCTCCCTGCGCATTCGGGATCGTCGTGTTCGGCATGGTGTAGTACTGACGCAGCGACGCGTCGCGCGACAACACGTCCGACACGCCTTGATACAGACTTTCGTTACGAGCGACGTCGACGGGCTTGTTCTCGCGATATCGAGCGTCCATCTCCGGATGGATGCGCGCTACCGCGCACGCTTTCGCACGTTTCGGATTGCCGATGTACTCGTCCATCGTGACGTTCATGAAGGGGTTGTCGCGCGTCGGGCGAGTGCACTCGCTCGGCTCCTCCTCGGAAGGATGCGAGGACTCGTGGTAGTCCTCCTCCGACGACGACCGGTGCGCGGACAGCAACGCGTAGGATCCGATCGCGACGAGCACCAACGGGTACGTGCACCGCATACTCGCGGTGACGAAAAAACACACGATGCTCACGTACATCACCAATCGTACGACACGATTCAGTCGAGATTCGTATCCCACGTCCGGGGAGGGAATCACGTCGAACAAACGAGTGGTGTGGAAAAAACCTGCAGGATCTTCGTACCAAATGCGCTCACGCATCGACGCTTTACTTCTACAGAGAAGGTTTTTTTTTGTTGGCCAGCTTCTTGCGCAACCGATCGCGCGTGGAGGTGTCATTCGGCGGCATTGGAGGCATGCCGTCCTTCATCATGTCGAAGATCCCCGCCATCATCCCGCCGTGACCGGATTTGTCCAAGGACCCGAGCATGCTCATCGCCTCCTGCATGAGTTGCTCCTGATCGATCTCGCCCTTGTCGAGCTTACTTTGGATGGTGTCCCCTACCGACTGAATCAGATCTCCGAGTACGCCGTCCCCTCCACCGGTGAGCAACGTCTCCGGACGCATCAAATCCTCGGGGTTCAGCTTGGACACGTCCACGTTCTGAGAGATCTCGCGCGCCAACGCTCCGATCTTCGTGTTCTCCAAAAAGCTCATGTCGAAAGGCAACTCGCCTTGGGACGATGGAGCGGACGACGTCGAGGAGTCGCGAAGAGCTCGTACACGCTCCAAAATGTTCGCGAGTGTGTCGTCCAACACCTCGTCCAGTTCGGCCTCCTCCCCGTTGAGCAGACGGAGCGTTTTGGAGAGTAGCAACGCGCGATCGTTGTCCGTCAACGCGAGCTCCGCGCGATCGAAGTACAGGATCGTGATCAGCAGATACAAGTAAAACTTCACGGTACGACGGTCGGCGTCGTTCTCGCGAACGATCTTGTGCACGATGTCCCGCACCGTCACGGTGCGAAAGATCTGCAGTTCGAGGACACTCTCCGCGTCGAAGATGTCCTCCTTCGTCTGCAGCGCGGACCACACATCCTCGGTGATCTGAGATCGTAGGAAATCGATGTACTCGTTGGAGCTCTTGTCGAAGACCTTGTAGTGCTCCTTGAGCGATTGGCGTACGCTGTCGTCACGATGGCGGATCTCTTTCAAAAAATTGAGCAGTATGCGATTGAACACGACCGTTTGTTGGCTTTCGAATCCCATATGAAGGTTACTTCCATGTCGCGCACTCAAGCTTTAGATAGATATTCTTAATCGCTTCGAAGTTTGCGAGAAAGAAGGACCAAGATTTTGAAGTAGTTCCACACGGCCAGGTGATCGTTCTCGGACATGTCCGCCCAGTAGCTGCGTAGTTTCGCCAGCAGCGTCTCCGTAAAATCCACGCTCGTGTCGACGTCCGCCATGGTTTGTATCTTCGCCTCCAGCAGTCCGGGGTTCACGAACACGCTTTCGTCGCGCGCCAGCAACGCGTCTCCATACGGAATCGTGACGAACTTGTGGAACATGCGCTCCGCCTTACGCGGATCCACCACCAACGCCATACTCACGGACGTTTTGAAGGTGGCCACATCGGCGTCCTTGGGGTAAAGCGCGAGCAAATCTCGAGCGAACTCAGTCAACTTGACGTTGAACGTCTCCACTAATGCATTTTTGTCCTCCATGCGCGGTGTTACTAGAAGATTGTAGAATACTGCTTAAATCATTATCTCGTTGCGCAATGAACTGATCGTAGTTGACAATGCGCTCTTTGTCTTCGTCCGTAGGCGTAGGAATCGTACTGTCGCCTTCCGACAAAAAGTTGTACGCGTGCGACATCCCGTTGGTGTTGGTGTCGTCGCCAAGATAGGAATAGCAGTCCGAGAGCCCGGACATCTCCTTGATCATGAACGGATTCACCTCGTTTCGAGCACGCAGATAGTCGAAGAGCGCGTCGTCTTGATACAGTTTCTTCTCGTGGGAGAGGAGCGTCGGGACACGATCGACGCACTTCGGGAGATTGGGCGCGTTCGCCACGTCGACCATTAGGTAACGATTCGCGTCTTTGGGAGAAACGAGCGCGATGGCCTGCTTGCACCATTCGCAATCTCGACTGACAAAGATGACGTCTTGACGCGACATCGGATAAAAATTGATTTTAAATAAATAGCTATGTTTTAGATATCTACGCCTGTCCGCAGAGCCATGTTCGAGATCACTCTTCTTCGTGGGCAACAACATTTGGAGGTGCGCATTACGAATGTCGACCTTTCGTTGGTCAACGGGATTCGCCGTGTGATCATGTCCGACATCCAAAACGTGGGCTTTCCCTTCGACGCGTCGTACCACGGAGATCATCCGCCCGTGCTCATTCATACCAACAACACACCGCTGCACAACGAGTTCATCATGCACCGCATCAGCATGATCCCGGTGTGCGCATCAATGGAGGAGATCGACACGTGGGACACCGACCGATACCGTTTCGAGATCGATCGGATAAATCAAGACGCGACCCCGCATCTGCCCGTAACGAGCGCGCACATCCGTGTGTACGACAACGAGGCGAAAAAGTACGACGACGCGATCGCGAAGCGACTGTTCCCGGCGTGTCCGATCACGGGAGACCACATCTTGATCACGAAGCTGAACTCCGCGAAGAACAGCCGATTCTATGCGGAGATGCGTGCGGAGGTGCACCCCGCCTCCACGAACGCCTCTTTCGGAATGGTCAGCACCTGCTGCTTCGGAAACACGATCGATCCGGAGGCGGCCCAAAAAGCGCGCCGAAGTCTGGAGATGCAGAACAACGAACTGGAGGAGGACGAGAAGGAGGCGCTCCTACGAAAGTTCGATCATCTCGACGTGCAGCGCAAGTTTCACGTGAACAAGTACAAAGAGCCGTGCTCCTTCGACTTCGTGGTGCACTCGGAGTGCGCGGTGTCCGCGAGCGAGATTTTCACCCGAGCTTTCACGATTTTGGCGGACAAGATCGAGCGCATCGCGGGGGACGACGTCGGACGCTATCAGTTGGAGGCGGACAAGATGTACAGCGTAACCATCGAGAACGCCGGGCACACCGAGGGGAACATCGTCCAATCCGTGCTGATCAGCCATCTGATGCGCGACGACAATTCGAACGAGATTCCACCGGAACTGCTCGACGTCCGACTGTCCTACATCGGATACACCGTGCCTCACCCTTCGGACAACGTCGTCATGATCAAGTTCGTGGGCAAACGGATCGACTCCCTCGACTCCGCTCAGAGATTCGTTCGCGCTGCCGCGCGATACGTCGCAGACCATATACGCTCGCATGTCGCGAAGGATTGGATTAAAACCTACGCTAAATATAAAAAATGAGCGGAGACCCACGCCCGTACGACACGGCGTACTCCATATCAAATTTGATGGTGTGTCCTCGAAACGATGAGGAGAATGACACGTGGTTAGCCGCATTTCTTTTTGCTATTAACGAGGCGAACTTTCGTTCGGCGTCTTCGAGACGTCGCCGCACCATCATGCGCAAGTACCGTGAGGTGATGGTCGCCATGTTGGAGCGTGCGATGAAGGCGAAGCGCGTCAATCGAGAGGTGCAAGAGTTCCTCAAAAAGTTTCCCGACGCGATGGACAATCTTCGCGACGAAGAGGCCCCCGTTTCCAAACCCATGTTCACCTTTCTGCTCGCGCGCGTCGTGAAGAAGCGCTCCTTGATTTTGACGTTTCGAGAGGGCGCGATCGTGGACCGGTCGTTGCTGGAGGAACCCGTGCCGCCGATGGTCCTAATCGATGTGGACGCCTCCGAGGTCTCCGCTCCGATATACGAGCCCGGAGAACCGCCGGTGTACGTGTTCGAGGTGGGACATCGCGTATCCAATCTGATCCTCACCACAACCACCCTGCCATTGGAGGACTCTCCGACAACCGACGAAGCCGACACGACCGCGACCGATACGGTGGTCGAGACCGAGAACCGCAACGAGCCGGTCGTCGAAGTGCGTCATGTGGACGATTTGATCTTCGAGGAGTTCGAGGGCGATTTGGAGATCGATCGCGAAGCACCTATCTCGATCGCGAATATGGATCAAACGCACCTTCAAACGGATCTACAACAGTTGGTCCCCAACCATCCGGACGTGGCCTCCTACGCACGACTGTTCGATACTTCCTCCAAGAAGCCCCCTGTGTTTCCGACACGATGGCGTCCGATCGTTCGGGTCGACACCTACACGAAAGAGATCCCTATCGTGCGCGACTCGGGTAGAGACTACCGCAATCGAAGGGCGGATTTCAAAGAAGCGCAACCCGGCAAAACGTTCGTAGAGGCACCATACAGCCAGCAGGACGAACTCGCTCAAGGCACACCGTTGGACGCACATTGTCCCAACGCAGTAAACGCGGTGTTGGACACCTTCGGTCAGGAGTTCGAGAGACCGTTCTACATGGACTTTCCCATGTTCTACGACCGCGAGGAGAACAGCGATCTCAAACTCGAATTCTTGGAGAAACTCACCCTTGCGGAACTTAGAAAGCACGCCTTGATTTACGACGTCCCCTTCGTCAAAAACAAATCACGAATGTGCGAGCGTATGAGACCGTATGTGCGCGACATATACAGAGGAGTGATCAAACCAATGCCAACTCATCAGCGCGTCATGGACTGCATGTACGAAACCATCCCCGCTCCGTATCGTGCACCTCCGGTTTCCCCGATGGTGTCCGCTCGATTTCTATGCGACGATAGCGTACGAACGTCCGGGTTGGCCCACGCCGTGTCGAAATCCGATTCGTTGGTCGTGTTCGACATGGACAGTTACGACTCGGTACTATCGGAGGTGGTCGCGTATCTTCCGACGAAATGCGAGATGCGCTTCTTCAACCGCGAGGATCGCCTCACTCTTCGCGGGACCATCGTGGAGTTGATCTCGGATTCGATCCTTCGAGTTCGCGGGGAGGACGACGTGGATCGGTTCTACAATGTCGAACGATTCGAGGACAACTACTTTTTCCTGTATCCGGACACCTACGGATCCGACGCGTACCGCTACAACAAACACGATCTCGCGCGACACAACATCGTATTCCGTTCGCTAGCGCTCACACCCGAAGATCTGCACGCCCGTATCGGGATGACCGTGGAGCAGTTCTTGCATCTCTATCGCTTGAAGGCTTTCGAGGACACCCCTTTCCACCACGAGTCCGTGCTGACCGCGGTGGAAAGGGTCTTCGGTCTCGAGTTTAGTGACTTGACCGCGCAAGATGTGGGGAAGTTGGAGATCACGGAGCTCGACTTCCAAAAAACACAATCCAAGAAGCAGACCATCAAACAAATCCCCACCAAATTCACCGAACCCGTCCCCAAATTCTTGACTCGAAAGCTACTGAGAGACGTGCGCGAAGACGCCACCGTGTTGGAGCGAATGCACGAAGTGACGCGAGACAAGCGTTTCTTCTCGCGCTTGGTGGAATTTATCGCCTCCGACTCGAAGGAGACAGCGAACATCCGCGCTCCTTCCGACGCGAGCGACCCGATCGCCCCTCCTCCGCTTCGACTACAGTTCGACTCCTTCGAGGAGATGCGCGCCTATCGTGAGGAGCTCCGTCCGTTCTTGGATCAACAAGCGAACGCCAAACTGCGGAACGACGCGCTCGCGTTGCAGTTCGCGCAGCAGAACAGCGAGGCCATCTCCGTGGAGCACGCGGAGACGGCGATCGCGTACGAGCATTTCGCGCGCGGCGTCCCCAAAGTATCCCCTCGCGCGTTGACGGTCGAACACGACGAGACCCTCTGTGTGCGAGGAGAGATCGAGGACAGCAGCCAAGTGATCTTCGACGAGTCCGACGCGCTGCCCTTCGCCGACGAGATCCGTACGAACCGTGGCACGCACGGCCAAGCCGCGAGGATCTTGCACGTCCCGGTCACGAAGCAGGAGGCGGCTCGGGTGCAGCATCAGACGGTGCTGCTCTCTCGCATCCTTAAGAAGATGCTCGAACGCAAGCGCGGAACCACCCGTCCTCTCGGAAACTCGGAGGAAACGCAAATGGAGGAGTTCGCGACGATATGCGGAGAGTCCGCGATACTCACCGTACTCGTCCTCTTTCGGCGACAAATGTTGGATCGCTTGGTCCCGGAGCACGCGCACCGTTTCATGTTGGATGGGCCTCCGTTGACACCCAAGGTGCCGCGGGGAGTGGTGCCGTACTTCGCGAGCGTGCTCTCGTCCGCATACGGAGCTACGAACCCCTTCTTCAAAACCGTCGCGAACACCGAAGCGACCCTCACGTTCGCGGTCGGATTCTACGCGAACGAGAATCCCAGCATAAAGGAGGTGCTGTCGCGACGCGCGACGCAAAATCAAGCCGCGATCAAATCCCAACGTTCTCCGGCTCCCTACAAACCGTACGCGAACGCTCCGTTGTTGAAACAGGTGGAAACGAGCGCGATACGCGCCGCGGTCGATCCGTCCTTCGTGATGTACCCTAGTCGAACCACGTCGAACCGAAGGCGTCGCTTTTGTTACGAAGCCACGGCGAGCGCGGTGCGTCCTTCGAAGAAACGCAGTGTGTCGCGCTTGGAGGAACTGTCAAAAATACGTTTGGCACCGATCACGGACTCGAAACCGCCGGAGGTGGAGGCGGACGATCCGGATGCGCTCGACGAAGAGTTGACCAAGATGGTGGACGACATGGAGGACGTGTTCGACCTGCGCCCCTTTTTGGAGCTCGTGTTGCGAGATGTCCCCCCGCGCAAAGTGACCTTCAGCGTGAATAAGGAGTTGGCCTTTCTGCTTTACGAGAGTGACACCGCCCTCGACGCGAAGATGGTGCGCGATCATCTCGTGCGCTCGGATCCTCTCCGATCCCATCTCTACAATGCCGTCGCGTGCGTACGCACCGTGCATGGACTGTTTCGAGCGCTCTTCCAAGGCTTTCGCCCTCCAATCGATCCGGATCGCAAAGAGATCTACGACGATTTGGTCCGCATCGTTCGCAAAGGGTTCGATCGCATCGTGACGGAGGGGCAACAGGAGCTCGTCGAGATCGACGCCATCAACAAACGCGTGGAGCTCCTTCGTGAGAGAGACAAGCAACGGATGCTGAAATCCTATCAGAACATGGACGCGGAGCAGCGTAACTTGATCAAAATGTTGAAGGACTCCGTCGGATTGGAGCTAGAACAGAACGAGGAGGAAGGAGGAGGAGGCGGTGCCGACGACTGGCGAGAAGACGCCGGAGAGAACGCGGAGGAGACGGCGGACTAAAAAAGACATATAACATAAAACTCCCGCTCGGATGATGAAGAGTCGTATTTTCTACAGCGCCTTGTGCTTGATCGTAGTGATGCTGCTGCTCGTCATCGCTCGTCCTCGCGTGATGTTCTCCGTAGACGGGACGCCCAAAGAGTTCGGGCTGGAAGAGCATCAAACCATGTACTCGCTCGGTTTCGTGAGTATCGTGTCTGCGATCGTACTCTTCTACTTCTTCAGTCTCATGGATCTTATATTCAGTTAAATAAAGCGCTCTTGAGTAAAGGAATCCCTCTTCCATGGATTTTGAAAGATATCTCCTTTTGCGCAAGCAAGTCGAAGACCGACCTAAGTTGGGCGCCGTCGAAGACACCCCCACCCATTTCGTGGTGGTGGTGAAGGATCACACCCTCCGTGTTCCTAAGGGAAAACATCGTGTCCGCGCGTCGCTTCTACGCAGTCTTCTGAAGGAACGCCGCGACGTACATCGGTCGTATCTCGCGGTTCGAGGCACGTACCTTCGCACCCGAGGCGACAACGTGGACTTGGAACGTCGAGTCCGCGAAACGATAGACGCCCTCGCATCCCTCGACGCTCGCATCGCCAACGTACGATCGTCGGCACCCTCCATGTTCGTCAGCGAACGTCCGTCGGATGCTCGAGATTCGACGCCCGTATCGACCCCGACGCGCGACAAAACGGTCGACAAACTGCGCGAGGCGTCTCGCAACGGGCCTGAGAACGCGCGTCGCTTCTTGTTCAACACCTACCAGGAGTGCGTGTCCTCCGCCTCCTCGAAGCCGTACTACATGAGCAAGAACGATCTGCTGAACGCGATCCGCGCACATCGCCCGGAGTTACTACAAAACAAGACGGTGAGCAAGCTCACCAAAAAGGAGCTGTGCACTTTGGTGCTCGGAAAAGTCTCCGCATAAGAGTAAGAGACATGGATCGTTACCTCGATTTGCATTTTTTTGTCGGAGGGTTCGCGGTGGGTATCCTCGCGGTGTACGCGATGCGCCCTCCGATGCGAATCGTGCACAAGTTTCCCTCTCCGGACAACGTGAGTCGAACACTGTATCACGACGCCGCGGGGGACACCTGCTATCGGTACGTCGCGGAGCCTGCGCAGTGCGACGCGAACTCCGCACCGCAACCAATCGTGGAAGCTTAAAATTTTGTAGGATCTATATAACAAACCCATGGAGTGGATGCGCACTGTGGCCGGTCGTCGATTGATCTCGGTGATCTTAGGGTTAGGTCTCGCCTCTTTGTTTCGCGAAGCGTGCACCGACGATCGTTGTCTCGTGGTGCGTGGTCCCAAACTGTCCGACGTGTCCAAACGCACGTTTCGGCTAGACGATCGATGCTACACGTATCGCCCGGTGGCGACGACGTGCGTGGAAAAACTGTAATTTTTTAAATGTACGTTAAACCCAAACATTCGTGTTCATGGCTGCGCCGCACACCAGGAAATCGACCATGTTGAGCGACCTTCCGCAGCAACCGTCGGTTCAACCACCGTCCACGACTCCGGCGCGCCCGGCTATGAGCGAGGCCGATCGAAGCGTGCAGGAGGTCATCCACGAGATTCGGAACGAAACGGCGGTCCCGAACCTTCCTCCCCAGCAGATGCCGCCTCCTCCGAAGCATCACGCGCCCTATGAGTCGCATTACTATCCTCCACCGCCACCCTACTATCCTCCCCCACCTCCTCCTCCGCAAGAGATGCCGGTGTCCGCCACCAAACCGTCCAACAGCGTGTTGACCACGTCTCAAAAGGACGCGGTGTTGTTGGCCACGATCTACTACTTGTTCGCGCAGTTGGACTTCGAGCACTTCGATCTTCTGCGTCGCATGCCCGCTTCGGTCGCGTTTCTGAAAGCGGTGCTGTTCGGGGTGGCCGTCACCGCAATCAAGCACTTCCTGATGTAATCTCAATTGGCCTCGAGCTGCTGCACGGCCATGCTCGCCGCGAGATTCATCTCTTTGGTGCCGGGTTCGTACATCTCGTCGGCTTTGGAGGTCGTACGAATCACCGCGAACACCCCCGCCCCTAACAGCACGAGGGCGATTCCAAGCACAACGGACACGATCATAGTTGTCTGCATGAACGAACAATTTTTATCCTACTGTAGGTTTTTTTTCCCCTTGAACGATGAATTGCGTACGGATTCCTAAGGATTGGACTTCGTTCGCCAGCAGTTTCATGGTGGTCGGCACCTCGGTGCGAACGGGCTCTTTGTAATTCTGCTCGTACATCCCTTCGCGCGTGTTGTACCACATCGGATCGCCCTCCGCGTGATCGACATACATCACGTCGCCGTCGGAGCGCTCCATCATGGTCTCCTTCACGAATCCCCATACACCGTGCCCCATGATGGCGTTGGTCTCCATCTCGCCGATACGGAGGCCGCCGCCCTTGGACCGCCCGTGCGTGGGCTGATGGGTGACGCGATCCACGGGTCCGGTCGCTCGGTAGTTGATCTTGTCTTGCACCATGTGCTTCAGACGCATGTAGTAGGTGGGACCTATGAAGATGTCCGTATCCATTTGCTCGCCGGTGCGCCCGTTGTGCAAGACCTCGTCCCCGTGGCGTTCGAACCCCGAAGCTTCCAACAGATCCATGTAGTGCGCGAGATCCGGAGTGTCGAACACGGTGCCGTCCACGCGCCCCCCGCGCACGCAGCACAGTTTGCTCACCACGCACTCCATCAAATGCCCGATGGTCATACGCGAGGGAAACGCGTGAGGGTTCACGATGATGTCCGGCACCAGCCCGTTCGCCGTGAAGGGCATGTCCTCCTGCGGAAGCACCATCCCGCACACCCCCTTTTGCCCGTGAGTGCTCGCCATCTTGTCGCCCGGAATGGGCACGCGGAACTTTCGCATTCGAATCTTGACGTGAGTCATGTCGTCCTGCACGGAGGTCGCGATCTCGTCCACCGTACCCTCCACCGTCTTGTCCGCCACCTTGGACGCGTCTCTGCTGCGGACGCGCGTCTCGTCGGTTTCGAACAAATCCCGCGGGGGACCGTCGACCTCCGCGGATCGCACGTGCTCCACCATCCCGAGGTACGCCCGCCCCTCTTGAATGTACGCGTTCTTGCGCGGCAAGCCGCTCTCGTCGATCGCGTTCCAGTCGCACCGTTTGCGCTGAATCGCGCGCCCGCTCTTTCGCAGCTCCTCGGGGTTCGCCACTCGCGTTTCGCGAAGCCCCTCGTCCGTCACGTCCTCTCGGTTGGTGAAGGTTTTGAAATAGGACGTGTTGAACATCCCTCGCTGCACGGAGCTTGCGTTCAAGATGACCGCGTCCTCCTGATTGTAACCGGTGTACGTCGCGATCGCGACGATCAGGTTCTCGCCGCACGCCATCACGTCGCGGTGCATGTATCGCGCCATGCGCGTGGTGACCAAGCTCTTCTGCGGATAGTGGAGCACGAAGCTCATCGTGTCCATACGGTGATTGAACGCGGTGGAGTACACGCCGACCGCCTGCTTGGCCTGCTGACCGGAGAAGACGTTGCGCGGCGCCTGGTTGTGGTTCGCGAAGGGGATGCTGTTGGTGTAGAGACTCAGCGCCATGCACGGATGCAGCTCGCAATGGGTGTGCACCCCCTTTCGAAGGTCCTCTTCCCGCATCGCAATCATGGACACGTCGGTCTCCGCGCAGTCCAGATACTCCACCGATCGAATCTCGCCGAGCTTGCCCCCGACGCGAGGGACCGCGACGTCCTTCCACTCTAGAGGACCCGACTTCGCGGTGGGAGGGGAAGCAATCCCCGCGACGCGAAGCGGGCGGCAACACCGCCCACCGTCCGAGTACACCCGCACCTCACGATCCAACACCCGCCATCCGATCGACACGTAGGCGCTCAACCCGCCTTTCCGACGACGGTCTCGCATGTTCTCGACGAGAGTGCGCGCGTCGTCGTGCGTACCGATCCAAGAGTTGTTCAGGAGCACTCGTACGCTCGCAGGACGGTGAGCCTCCGCGTACGTCCGAATGTCTTGAAAGGTGCGCACACCCTCTTTGCGTAACAAATCGAAGATCTCCTCGTAGGGAACCTCCGGTGTGATTTCGCACGTCGCGGCGAGGTGCTTGAGCAGCCCGATGTTTCCTCCGTCCGGGCTCTCGATGGGGCACATCATTCCGTATTGCGGCCCGTCGAGCTGATGCGGAGCTACCTTTTTGATTTCACGGTCCATGGGTGTGTTCACGCGGCGCACGTGCGACACGTAGGAGGTGTAGGACAGTCGGCTGAGGTCCTGCACGATCCCCTCCTTCATCGAGCCCATGTTCTTCGCGTCGGGGTTGCCCCACATGCCCTTGAAGGACTTTCGGAACCCCTCGTCGATGATCAGCGACGGAAAGATACGCCTCA